TCATGGCTCGGCCCGCCGCGCAGCTCGGCGCCGGCGCTCGGCAATCCACCAAGCGCGATGGCGGGGGCACAGATTCCACCGGACCAGGGGGCGCCCGTCGGGGTCGAGCCCGCGACTCGCATGGTACCCGTCGCACCCGGCGGCGGCCGCTCGCCCGTCGCGCGGCGCCTCGGGGTTTCGATACGCGCATACGCCGCGGCGGCATGCCTCGGCCGAGGCGAGCGCTCGAGCCCATGGCGCGTCGACGGCGGCCGCCCCCTTTTCCCCCCCGACCCCCCCTTTTTCCCCTGTCTCTACTTGCCTTGGGGTTTCTACCCCTCCGGAAGCCTCTACCGAGGATCTAACCGTAGGGCTTGGGGATAGTGTCGATAACTCGCCGCCAATTACCGTACCCGTGTCGCCCATTCGCCGCCCCCTCCCTTGTGACTACTCAGTGACCACTAGGAGCAATCTCCGCCCATGCGGCGCCATGCCTCGAGGGCGCCGAATCGAGAAAACACAGGGGCTTAGAGGGGGCGAGGTGGGGCCGCATGGCCCCTCGTGCTTACTCTTAATCAGCGGGTCGGGCGTTCGATTCGCCCGCGGCCCATTAAGAGAATCAACCACTTACGGCACCCCTCGATTTATGCGCCCCTCGAGCTGTGACTAGTCCGTGACCATTACGCCGAGAATGCCGCGGCGTCGAGGGGGCGTCGTCGAGCACGCCGACCCCGTGTTGATAACTCGCCTCGAGCCCCGACCCGTACAAGTCAATCGTTATCTGAATCGAGGCATGGCCCATTTGCGCTTGGATGTACTGAGGCGGGGCGCCCTCGCTTGTCAGAATCGACCCGTAGGTATGCCGCAAGTCGTGGGGCTTTAGGTCGCGACCTAGCCCCGACTCGCGAGCGATACGGCGGAGTAACCGGCGCACGTTTCGGGCGTCGAGCATCGACCATGCTTCCGACGGGAATAGCAGCGCCGAGCGCGGCTTGCCGTCGAGCCCGACGACGCGCTTAAGGGCGGCAATGTGCAGCTCGAGGATAGCGGCGAGCTGCGGCGATACGTCGACCCGGCGGGCGCCGTGCTTTGGCGTTTCCATGCGCCCGTGCTTATCGTTCCATGCCCGGGCGACGAGTAGCTTACCCGCCTCGGGCTCGTAGTCGTCGAGCTGCAAGGCAACCGCCTCGCCGATACGTACGCCGGTGCGGGCGAGGGTTAGCAGCAACGGGTACGCCGTCGCGAGCTGCACCCGTACCCATTCGAGGAGTACCCGGAGCTTTTCCTTAGCGAGCACCCGCGCCTCGACCGCCGCCTTTCGATGCTGTTTGGTCGGGTGCAAGTGGAGCTTGCGGCCGAGCCGGGCGGCGGGGTTACCCGAGATAATCTCCTCGTCGACCGCCTCGTTTAAGAGCGCCCGGAGCGCCGAGTAGATCGCATATACCGACCCCTTAGCGAGCGGCTTTTGCACCCGGGTACCGTCGGCTTTGACGTACCCGACCCCTTGCCGCCGGCAGTCTTTTAGAAACGCCTTGACGGTTTGCCGGGTCAGCTCGGCGACGAGCATATCGCCGAGGCGCGGCGCGATATACAGCTCGACGGCTTGGCGGTACCCCTCGAGGGTGCGCGCCTTAATCCCGCCCTCGAGCCCGTCGAGCCATTCGAGGGCGAGCGCCCGCACCGTCTTAGAACGGTCGACGAGGGCGGAAAGCCCCTTTTGCCGGCGCTCGAGGTCGCGTTGCTTGTCTAGGGCGGCGTCGCGCTCGGCGGCGGTTTTGAACGAAAGCCGGCGGCGCTTTAGCTTGCCGTCGACGTGCACGTAGTAGTCGGCGACGAATCGCCCGCGCCTTTTCGCCCCCGTCATGCTCTAGCCCTCGGGCTCGGGGTCGGGGTCGCCCCACGGGCGGGCTTTCGCCCATGCGTTTGAGCTAGGAGCGCAAGGGCTCGCTCCGCTAGGGGGCCGATTGCTCGAGCGCCTTGCTCCCATCGCGATACGGTCGTAACCGCTACGCCGAGCGCCGTCGCTAGCTCGGCTTGTGTCAGCTCGAGCCGGCGGCGCAGCGCCTTTACCTCGTCGGGTGTCATCATGCCCCGGAGTATACCGCTGGCCTATGCCGATGGCAACGCCGGTGCGGCGCGCCTCGTATGCCTCGAGGTCGGCGGCCCGGTAATGCCGCGGCCCCCCGGGGGCATCTTGCCGGCTCGGTATCCGCCCCGAGCGTGCCCATTCGTTAAGCGTGTAGGGCGCCACGCCGAGGCGCTCGGCGGCCGCCCGGGTCGATAGCGCCGCCGAGGGCAACGCGGCGTCAATGCTCGCGTCGGGGGCGAGGTCGACGCCGAGGGCGGCGAGGGTGCCGAGCGTTGCCGTCAATGCGCCGACGAGGTCGTACGCCCGGGCAATCAATCGAGCCTGAGTGGGGCCGCCTCGGTCGGGAGGGCGCCTTGACCCGTCGCCCCACTTCCGCCCGGCTCCCTGCATCCTTGTCGTCCCGGTGCCTAGTACCAAGGGACGACGCACCCGTACCCCGCAACCGCCACCGACGCCCCCCGCGGTGCGCCGCGCTACCAAGCAATTAAAATCTCGGGCGCTGCTACGTGTGACGCCCCTACTAGCCCGGGCACGCAGAAGCGTCAAGAGGATTTCAAGCCGGCGAGGCGGCGGGCGAGCTGATACGCCGCCGCCGGGTCGCCCGGGTGTATCAGCTCGGCCCACTCAAGCACGGCGGCGGCGTCGGTTACCCGCCCGACCCGGCGCCACCGGGCAAGCGTCGGGAGGGCGACGCCGAGGGCGCGATGCAGCGCCGAGGGGCCGCCCGCCGCCTGTATACTGCGGTAGATGACATTAACCCGGGTGCGCGGTTTTCGGCGCCCGTCGGGCCGGCGGCGGCGAGCCATATAGGGCCGAGCATACCCGAGCCCGGCGCCGCAGCCAAGCGCGGGTTTAATACGTATCGTTTCTTATACGTATCGCTTGACGCCCCGGGTGCCCGGGCGTATGGTCTAGGCGTATGACAAACACCGATTGCCGGCTTTGTGGCGCGCCGCTCGACGACGTCGACGCCGTCGCCCTCGAGTGCCCCGATACGGGCGCCGTCGCCTATGCGTGCGAGGATTGCGCCGACCGTGGCTAGTAAGGTCGCCGCCGCCGCACGAGGCGCAAGCGCCGCTCGGGCTCGTGGCCCGGCTCCGGGCCGAGCACCCGCGCCCGTACCGCCGTCGGGCTCCAATCGAATAGCTCGCAAATCGACGCAAACGATAGGGGCCAGCTCCGGTCGTTCGCCCGAAACCATGCGGTCGTTTTCTCATACACGCCGGCTTGCTTGCCGTGCGCCCGCCCCGGCGGCGAGCGCCGCAAGTCGAGGAGCGCTTGCGTGAGTACCGCCAAAGCTAGGCACCGTTCCGGCGTTTCGCCGACGCGCAAGCGCGTGAAGCGTACGACGTCGGTCGGGTCGGGAGAAAAGAGCCTCGAGCAGTCGGGCAACGGTACGGCGCCGGCAGATTTAACGGCGGGTGCCCATTGCACTCGACCGTCAACCGACGCAAAGCTAGCCACTAAAGCGCCCGTCTACCATGCGGGCGTCGCAAAGAGGAGCCCCATGGAAAACGAAACCCCCGACGTCGTCGCCGAGCCCGTACCGCCCGAGGGCGCGCTTACGCTCGTGCCGCCCGCCGAGGGCGCCGCGCTCCTCTTGAATGACCCCGCGGCGCTTAAGGCGCAGCTCGAGACATACGGCGAGGCGCGCCGGCTCCTCGTCGAGTGGCTTATGAGCCAACTAGTCGCCGGTATCGACTACACGCTGATACACCGCAAGGTCGGCGCCCGGGGGCAGAAAACCGACTGCCCCGAGAAAGGGAACCTTACCGGGCGGGCGTGCCCGACGTGCGGCGGCAAGAGCACGCTTTGCAAGCCAGGAAGCGAGAAGATTTGCGGCTTGCTGCGCTTGCAACCGAAATTCCGCCGCGACGTCGAGGCATGGGAGATGCTCGGTAGCGAGCCCGGGCTAGTGTGCCTCGTATGCGAGCTATACACCGCGGCGGGGGTTATCGTCGCCGAGGGGCGGGGCTCGCGCCATCGCGACCAGGATTTTGGCGATACAAATAAGACGCTCAAAATGGCGCAAAAGTCGGCGCAAACCGACGCCGTGCTTAGGTGCGCCGGCTTGTCGGAAATTTTCACGCAAGACCTCGAGGATAGCGGCGGCGGTTTCGATAACGGCGCCCCCGAGGCGGGCGAGTTTGAGGCGCCTAAGAGTAAGAGCGGCGCGGCGGCCCCCTCGAGCTTGCAAGCGCAGCTCGAGGCGTCGGTTAAGGCGACTGCACCTCGACCCGCCCCGACGCCCCCTCGAGCGGCCCCGCCGGTGCGCCCCATGCAGACTCGGCCCGCCCCGACGGCGCGCCCCGCACCGCGGCCCGCCCCTCGAGCGCCGCAACCGGTGCCCGCCGGTGGCTCGACGCCGCCCGACGCGCTATCGCCCGCCCGGGTCAATCGCCTTATGGCTTTGCTGCACGAGGCAATCGAGGGCGCCGAGGTGCCGCAAGACCAGCACGCCGGTATCTTCGACGCTGCCCGCGCTTACTTGGTGGATTGGGTAGGGCAAACGCAGGGGCGCGAGCGCCTTTCGGATTGCTCATGGCGCGCCTACGACGAGCTTTGCGCGCAAGTACCCGCCGCCGTCGACGCGGCGCTATCGGGTCAGGCACCGTTGCCGCGGCCGCGCCCCCGGCTCGTGCGGCGCTACGGCGCCCCGCGCAGCATGAACACGCCTCGGCGGCAATTCTAGCCATGGCGGGCGCGCTCGAGGAGCCCGGCTCCATTCTCACCTTTGACCCCGAGGCGCACGTCTACCGCGTAGACGGGGCGCCCGTGCCGTCGGTTACCGAGCTGCTCGAGGCGGCGGGTATCTCGCCCGACTACTCCAAAGTTAACCCGACCGTGCTACTGCACGCCCGCCGCCGCGGTATCCATGTCGACTTGTGTTGCGACCTCGACGACGCCGACGACTTGGATTGGTCGAGCGTGCACCCCGAGGCAGTCGCCTATGTGCAAGCGTGGCAAGCCTTTAAGGCCGATTACGGTTACCGCCCGCTCGCGTCGCAAGTCATCCTCTACCATCCGACCTATGGGTACGCGGGCACAACCGACTCGGTCGGCGACCTCGACGGCTACGTTACGATTGTCGAGCGCAAGGCTACCGCGAAAATGGCGGCGAGCTACGCGCTCCAAACCGCCGGCTATGCGTGCGAGGGTATGCATACGGCGCCCGCGGGCGGCGGCCGCCTCGTGCCCGTCGAGTGGGGCGCGCCGGCGCGCCTCGGCGTGCATTTGCAGCGCACCGGGCGCTATGAGCTGGCACCCTATGATGACCCCGAGGATCTAGCCGCATGGCTCGGCGTCGTCGCCCTCGCCCGGTGGCGCAAGGCTCGAGGCTAGGCACATGCCCGCCCGGGCTCGTATAAGGGCGGGCATGACCCCCGAGGATATCCGCGCCGCGGCCGCCGCCTTGGGGCGCCTCGGCGCTCGTAAGGGCGGGCTCGCTCGAGCGGCGCGCCTCGACGCCGAGGAGCGCTCGAGGCAAGCGCGCCATGCCGTCGGCATTCGATGGGCGCGCCACCGGGCCAAGCGCCGCCGCCGGCCCCGCGACAAGCCCCGACGCCCCCGTTGACAGCTACGTGCCCGGCAACGTATGGGCGGCCCCATGCCACAAGGGACGCCCGCGAAAGAGACATTAGCGGCGATTCAGAAGCTAGCTGGCTTTGCAGCGCTCCGCGACGCCGTTAAGGCGCACCAAACGAAACACAAGGGGCACGCCGGGCAAGCGCACCGTTACCCGCCCGAGGTACGAATCAAGGCCGTTGCGCTCGCAAGCCGCGCCCTCGCCAAAGGGATTGGCGTAACCCCGACGCTCGAGGCGGCGGGGCTCGCAAGCTCGGCCCTTTACTGGCCCGAGGTGCGCGCTATCACCCCGAAGCGCAAGCGGCGCGTCGCGATGCGCCCCGTCGAGGTCGGGCGCCGCGCCTCGGCAAACGGTGCCTTGGTTGTTACTACGCCTGAGGGCTATCAAATCGAGGGGCCGGCGGCGCTCGTCGCCGAGCTACTAAAAACGCTTCGGGGGTAATACATGCTACCACTCGCGACCTCGTTTCGGGTTTGGGCATACGCCGCGCCGGTCGACTTACGCCAAAGCGTCGACGACTTGGCGGCGCTCGCCCGCAAGCGCTTGCACGCAACCGACGTCGGCGCCTGCTTTCTTTTCGTCAACGCGCTCCGCAACCGCGCTCGCGTGCTGCACTACGACGGCACCGGATGGGGATTGTACGCCAAGCGACTCGACGAGGGCCGCCGCTTCCCGGCGCTATGGGACGACGACGCCGACCCCGAGAAACCGGGCGCCGCGCTTAAGCTCTCATGGGCGGAGCTGCAATCCTTTATCCGCCTAACCCCGGCGCATAAGGTCGCCGCCCGCCGGGCCGCCTAGCCCTCGAGCTGCTCGAGCGCCTCTTGCCGTAACGCCTCGAGCACGTCGGCGGGTAGCGCCTCGGTAACGTCGACGCCGCCGAGCTGCACCCGCACCTCGACGTCGGCGGGCTCCGCCTCTTGCCGGGAATCCGGCGGCCCGCCGTAGCGAGGGCGGTACGCCGGCGTATAGGCGAGCACCTCGACGTCGACCGGCGCGGTTACCTCGCTCGCAAATCTCACGCCGGCGGCGGGGGCGGCGGCGGGTAGAGCGCCGCCAATATCTCGGCGACCTTCTTACCGACAAAGAGGGCGCTTCCTTGCACGACGATATGCGTACCGTCGGGTCGGGTAATGTCGACGGTTGCCGCGCCCCCGCCGCTTTCCTCGGGCTCGTGCCGTGTTGCCATACCGTGCCCCTTTCCTAGTCGCCGACGTAGCGCGCCCGCTCTAGCCGGCGGTTGAGTATCTTGACGACGCCGATAGCGACGTCGAGCAAATTTTCGTCGGGTACTTGCCCGCGGGCGGCCCGCATGGCGTCGAGCACGGCGCGTGCCCCGTCTAGCTGCGCCTCGAGGCGTTCCGCCTCTTGCCGTTTCTCCTCGTACCATTCGCCCGGGTCGCGAGCCATTAGCCTAGTTGGTCATGGGCGAGGTCGCGAAAGAATCCCGGGCCGGCGGAGCTAACCGCCGTGATCCGCCCGCCGCCCTCGATAGTCGGGCGGAGCGCTACCCAAGTCTCGTAAGCGTGCTCCCAAAATGACACCTCGTCGGCAAGCACCGACGTAAACGTATGTTGCCGCGCTTGCTCCTCGCCCTCGCCGAGTGCGACGATTTCCGAGCCATTCGGAAAGCGCAGCAAGCCGATGCTGTACTCGCATTCGACGGCGGGTAACGACGCCGGCGTATGCCGGTGGATAAAATGCGCCCGGCGTACCAGCTCGCACGAGCCCTCGGTTTCGGTTCTTCCCAATTTGCGCGCCATGAACGCGCATTTGCTGAGCGGCGTGAACCGGGCAAGCCAATAGTTCACCGCGACAAATAGCCACGTAACGACCATGCGCCGCGACTTCGCGACGACGACGATCGGGTGCGACTGCCACCGGCGCACGAGTAGCTCGGCATACTCATGCGGCGGGTAGCGCCTGACTTGCCCCGTTGCCTCGTCGCGCGTCCATACGCAGTCGCGCACAAACGCCCACGGGTCGCCATGCGCCCCGTAGTCGGCCGTCGCCTTGCGCTGCTCAAGGGCGAGGCGCGCCGCGGCCCGCACGGCTAGAGGATGGTCGGGGCCGAGCACGCGCCCGGCGGCGGGCGGCGTTTCAGGCATGCGCGGCGGCAAGCTCTTTAATGGCGTTCACGAGGGCAACCAAAATCGGGTGCATATCGAAAACTAAGACCTCGGTTTCCTCGTCGTCGGCGGGGTCGAGCTTCATGCGCCCGAGCGACACGCATTCGGGAAAGATGGCGCGCACCTTCTCGGCGTCGAAACCGTAACAGAGGGGGCCGTCGGGGTCGCTCTTTAGGTGATAGGAGATTGGTTCAAGCCCGAGAATTTCGGCGAGCCCCGCGGCGTATGGTCCGACGTCTTGCTTCAGCCGGGGGTCGGATGGATTCGCCCATGTGGTGCCGCTCGCCTTGGTCGCCGTCGCCCCGGCGATGGTGAGATTGCCGCTGGCATCGAGCGTAAAGAGGTTCGTCGCCGGTGCGACGCCAGCGGTGCCGTGCAGCACGATCATCGTGTCGGAGCCCGAGTGCAGTTCAAGTGCCCACGTTGCTTTTGTAGCGTCATCCACTACGCCGTTAGTCGAGACATTTGCGCGCAGTGCAAGCCCGGGATTACCAGAACCAAAGACCCCAAAATGCGCCTTGGTGCCGACGGATGCTTGGTTGAGCGCGACGCCATCGCCCACCGACGTGAGCACGGCAACCGTCTTCGTTGTATCGGTGGGCACGAGCGTTGTCCCCGAAACACTCCAAGGGAGGGCGGAGGGTTTGATGGTCGGATTCGGGTACGTCCCTTGTAAATCACCGCCCGCCGCCGCGCCGGTCGAGAGCACGCCTGAGGTCGTCCACGTCGTACCGTCGTACGTGTACACGACGCCATTAGGCGCGGAATACTGCTGCCCGTTCGTCGGCGAATTCGGGAAGTCCAGCGCAGCCATTCGTTACCCCATGTTGATCGGCACCCATTGGGTCGAGGTGCCGTCGTTGTAGTAAATAAAGAGCTTCCCGCTATCGCTCCGCCACCACAATTGCCCGACGACGGGCGACGCCGGCGCCGTAACACCAATCGACGCGAGTCCAGGTCTGACCCATGCCGAGCCATTGGATACGTACAACGCTTGCTCAGCCGTATTAAAATACGTGTCGCCTGAGAGTCCGACGGCGGGCGCGCTCGCGTAGGGTGCGGCGTTCGTCGTGCCGTACGCGCGTGGCATTGTTAGCCGACGACGACGACGCGGTACCCGGCGCCGAGGTTTGGATTGTAGCGCACGGTTACGCTGTTGACGCTCGTCGCGTCCCAATCGACCTCGACCGCCGTATAGGGCGAGGCGCCATTCAAGACGGTTACCTCGACGTCGCGCGTGTTCAAATTGTGGGTTACGACCTCGGGCGACGCCGTGCCCGTGAGCGCGCCGGCGTATTTCTTCGCCATGCCGGTAATGGCAGTCGTGACGTAGCTTTGCGTCGCAATGACGGTCGTATCGACCGCCACCGTATCGGCCGCAACGGTAATGCCGGTGCCCGCGCCGACGTCGAATGTGTTACCCGTGAGCGTGAGCCCGGCGCCGCCGACGTATGCCGTAGGGCCGCCAAACTGTACCCAGGTAAGCGCCGTCGTGCCGACGGTAATCGGCGCGTCGGTTGTCATGACCCAAGCCGTGTCTTTGTTAACGGTACCTTCCGACACAAACACGGCGGCGTTTAAGAGGTCGCCCGCCGCGGCGGCGTCGGTGGCTCGAGCCCATGCGCCCGACGCTGCTATCCATATCCCATTTTCCGCCGGCGCGGTTTGGTTCTTGAGTAATACGCGGTCGTTCGCGATTGGCGTTACGCCGTCGATAGCGACGAGCCCGGTAAGTGCGACGTTCGCAGTCGACGCCACGCGCGCGGTATCTTTCCACGAGAGCCCGCTAATGGCGCCGTCAACGTACGCTTTCGTCGTCGCGTCGGTGCCCGCCGTCGGCGTCCCGAGGCTCGTGATCTTCTGCCCGTTCATGTTGAGCGCAGCAATCGGAACGGCAAGCGACGAGATGGAGATTGAGGTATGCGCGTTGCCGTCGTGCACGGGATTGCCGTGCGTGTGATCCGAGCGCGCAATCGTCGCGGCACTCCCGTTCGCCCCCGCAACGCCGAAAGTCTGCTCAGTCGTGATGGCGCCGAAAGCGGGCTCCCCATGCTTGTGGTCTTCCCGCGCGTAGTTTGTGCTCGTGCCGACAACCGGCGCGTCACCAATCGCTTGCGTCGTTACCGTCGTCGCCGGGCTTAGCGCCCCCGCCGACTTGGCGGCGACCCATTGCGTTCCGTCGTACCAATAGAGCGTGTTATCGGCGCTATTAAAGTAGAGGAGCCCTTTCACCGGGCTTGCGGGCGCCGAGCCGAGATTCTGTACGACTGCGTTACGCAGCTCGTTTTTAACGAGGTCGACGGCGCCGTAAATGGTCGGCATGCCAGCCCCCTAACTTAAATACGCCTCGCCCGCGACCGCCGCCGAGAACGTTAGTTGCACCGCGGTTGCGCTCGTGTAGTCGACGGCCCCGGGCCATATCTCGCGGCCCGTCGAATCGACCGCCGCGACATTCGGGCGGAAAGAGAGATTATGCGTAATCGCCCAAGTCGTCGCCGCCGACGCTTGCACATGACGATAGGACATTTGCGCCGCCGTACCCGTGCGGTTGAAGTCAACGAGCACGTCGGCGTTATTCGCCGGCACGCCGCCGGTGCCATTGGCGAGCACCGTCACGGGTACTTCAAACCATGTCGTATGGTCGATCAATGCAGCGCTAACCTGAAACTTGCCCCATTTGGTCGAGTCGGTTTGCTGCTGTGCTAGGATGACATCACCGACGGCAGTCGTGAGAAATATGTTTCGGGTATCGGCGCCGGCCGTTGTTTGCGTCGAAAAGCGCAGCATGGTCGGCGCGCCTACAATGTCGGGGGCAATGTTGCCGTTGCCCGGGTCAGTCGTGCCGCCCGTCGCCTTGTAATTCCATACGCCCGAAAGCCCGGCGCCGCCCGCGGCCCCCGGGTCGCCTTTTATGGTCGGCGTCGCCGGTACCCATTGCGTCGAGTTGCCGTCGTCGTAGTAGACAAAGAGCCGGCCGTCGGGGTCGCTCCGCCACCACATGTCGCCGACGGCGGGCGACGCGGGCGGCGTCGGGCCGACGTGGACGCTCGCGCCGCCGCCGCCAGTCGGCGTTACCCATGCCGTCGCGTAGTCGGTCGCCGACGTTTTCTCGAGTACCTGGCCCGACGTGCCGCCGGCGGGCACCCCTGGCCCCGCCGGCCCGGTCGGCCCGGGCGGTCCTTGTGGCCCCGGCGCGCCGCCGCCGGCGCCACCGGTGCGCCGCGGCGGGCGTATCTGCGGCGGGCGGGGGCCGGTTACCGAATCCATTCCGAGCTAGGGGTAGATCCCGAGCCCCGCCGCGTCTAGCTCGAGCAGGATAGCGGCCGCCCGGATCACCCGGAGCCTCGCCGGCGGGTCGAGGGGCTCGAGGATGGCGATTACCTTTCGGGCGACGGCGTGCAGCTCGGGGCGCCGCTCGAGGGCCGCCGTCGGCGCGGGCGTCGGCCCATTGTCGCCAAACGCCAAGGGCTCGTTTGCTTCCATGCGGCGCTTGTAGCGCCTCACACGGCGTGTGCCTAGCCAGCGCTCGCTTCGATGGCGTCGCGGCGGAGGACGCACGCATCGCAACGCCCACATGAGCCAGCGCCGGTCAGCAGCGTACGCGGGCGGTAACACGACCATGTCGCGGCGAGGTCGATAGCCATGCGCCGGGCGAGCGCCACGACATCGCGCTTAGACAGCTCGACGAGCGGTGCCACGACATGCACGGGGCGCCCGAGCGCATGGCTCGCCATGTCTTGCCACGCGAGCAGAAAGGGCGGGCGGCAATCGGGAAACCCGGCGGCGTCGTCGCCATTGGCACCAATCCAAATGGAATCGGCGCCGTTGATTCCGGCGACCGCCAGCGCCGCGGCGAGAAAGCACACGTTCCGCCCGGGTAAAAACGCATCGCTCACGCCGCCGCTTTTCATGGCGTAAATATCCCGGTCGCTTGCCGTCGTGCCACGGGCGAGCGGTAGGAGCTTCCACGGGGCCGGGTCGAGCTGCACGCCGAAGAACGCCACGCCCGCCGCGGCGGCAATGCGCCGGGCGCACGTCAGCTCGATTATGTGGCGCTGCCCGTACGCCACGCCGACGGCAGTCGTTTGGTCGGCCCCGTCACGCCAGCACGCGAGCCCGAGCGCCACGGTTGAGTCAATGCCGCCCGAGAGCAAGACGACGTTACGCATAGAGCAATAAGCCCCCTTGCCGCCGCGCCGGCTCCAATTCTGCCAGGGTCGCGGCGTAGCGCGTGACGCTCGTGCCGTCGAACGACTGCGCGCCGGCGGCATGGCACCGCGCGATGCGCCGTTGCGTGTTGACGCGCCCGACGTGCAGATAACAGCCGATCTTCGCCGCGACGCCGCCCCAATAGCCGAGCGTGTCGAGCTTCCATGCCGTCGTGCCGCCGATGAAAAGCCCGACGTTCTCGCCGAGCAGCGGCACGACGTCGGCGGGGTCGACACCATCCTGCACCGGTACCAGCACGAGGCGCGTGTACCCGCAAAGAAACGGGAGCCACGTACGGCTCCGCCGAATCGACGCCGCCCCGGCGCCGACGATATCGGGCAGCACGACGAAATCGGCCCCGCTTCCGAGCTGCCGCACGGCGTCTAAGAAGGGGTCAGGATCCCACGCGACGCCGCGGCGGTACGCGCTCCAAGCGCCGTTATCGAGCGCGTAGCGCATGCCCTCGGTGCGTATGCACGCCGGCGTCACGAGCAAGCGCCATCCGGCGGCGCGCAAGGCGTCTAGGTTGCGCCGAGTACCCGTGCGACTGGCGTAGCCGATCATTGCTCGAGCGCCTCCGCGTCCATGAGCGCGCCCAAGTACGCGACCATACCGCGCAGCACCGTGCCCGCATGCGTCCCGAGCATCCTCGAGGCGCCCCACCAAGGCTCGAGCCCGCCCGAGGCGTCGGCGGTGATGATGGCAACCGCGCGCACCTCGCCCGCCTCGACGGCGCGCATTAGCCCCTCGAGCGCCGCCTTGACCCCGGCGCCATCCTCGAGCGGCACGACGCGAGCGCTCACGCCTCGGGCTCCTCGAGGCGCTCGCCCCTGCATAGCGCCTCGCCCCACTTGAGCGTTGCGTGGCACGCTTGCCGCGCCGCCTCGACGTCGGCGATCCGGTCGGTACGGGCGGCGGGTAGCCAACCAAAATCAAGCGCCCGGCGGAGCGCCGCGACGACGACGCCGAGCGTATGCAAATCGACCGGCTCGCTCATCGCTCGCCCTCGAGGTCGCGCAAGGCGCGATAGAGCGCGACCCTAAAAAGCCCGAGCGCCTCGTGCTCGAGCTGCTCGCGCCCGTCGGAATCTATCGCCCCCCGCGCCGCCGCCGTCGCCCGCCCGCGCTCGACCTCGACCCGTACGGTTACAAAGTACCGCCCCTCGAGGCTCATTGTAGGCACCGGTGCGCCCGCCATCGCGTATACCACTCGTCGGCGACGTCGGGCGGGTCGCGTCGGGTATCTATGCCGAGCTGATAGACCAGGGCGCCGCAAGTGTCGCAATGCACCGTCAAGCGCAAACACTCGTCGCCTAGCTCGTCGTTCTCCTCGTAGACGACAAGCGGGCGCCGCCGCGCCGGCTCGACCGTGATACTCATTCGCCCCCGGGCAGATACCCGGCGACCCCGCGGAACCGCTCCGGCCACTCGCCGCCGGTGGCAAGGCGCTCTAGCTCGTCGTCGCTCATTTGCTCGAAAAGGTGCGCATGCATAACCGCCTTGCGCTCGACCTTGTCGCCCGACACGGTTAGCAGCAGCTCGCCCGCCCGCAGCGCATCCGAGTCGCGCCGCGCTCGCCCCCGCCGCTCGCCCGTCGCCTTGTCTTTCATGCCGCCCGCCAATTCGGCGACGTGCTCGATTACCGCCGGCGCCGCCGCCTTTGCCGTCGCCTGCACGCCATACTCGCCCCGCAAGATTCGGTCGACTTGCTCGGCTCGTATCAGCTCGACGATTCGCTTAACCGCCGGATGCTGCAACGCCTTGGCAGCATTCGACACGTTCGCCCATCCAATCGCCCCCGCGATCGAGCGCAAGTCGTAGCCCCCGAGGTGCAGCATCGCGACCGTCCAATGCCGCGCCGACGCCGAGCGCCGTAGCTCCTCGAGGCTTAACCCTGGTACCGACTCGAGCCAGCGCCGCGCCTCGGCCCGCTTCTCGTCGCGCGATAACCGCGCCGCCCGCCGCATGTGCGCAAGCCGCTCGACGACAACCGCCACCGATGGCCCCGGGTGCCGTTGCACTCCCGACCCCGTGCGCTCGTCGCTCATGCCCGCCGCCGCTACCATGGCCCGCGGCCCTTGCCTAGCCGGCGTGTTCAGACTCGAGCCGGTCGGCATGCGGCGGCGACTGAACCTCGAGGGCCGCAGCGTTTAGCTCCGGGCCGCCGCGCCTCGGCGAGCACCGGGCTCGACGGCCGCTCGCTGCCGCTCGCTGACCCCCACGCTGCGCGTGGGGCTCGCGGCCTGGCTGGCTAGCTGGCTAGCGAGCCAGCCAGCCGGGATGCGGGAACCCGCGCCCCGCGCGGGCTTCCCGCCCTGCCTGGCCAAGGCAGGCCAGGGCTAGCAGGCTAGCCCTGGCTAGCTAGCAGCCTAGCCTGCTCCCGGCACATCTGCCTGACAGTGCGCTATGGCACCCCGCATGGCCGGGGCGAGCGAGGCGTAAGCCGAGCGGCCATAGCCCGCGCGGCGTAACTCTTCCGCCGCGTTTGGGTAGCAAGCTAGGGCGCTAGGTACCGCCTCCCGTTGGTCGGGCTCCGGGGTCTTGCCGGGCTTGGCCAGCTCGGACCCCCCCCTAGTCCCCCCCCAATCGGGCGGTGAGACTAGGCGAGTGTGAGTCGAGGTATGGCGTAGAGGCGGGTCGTCCGCATGCGCTCGGGGCTATGGGGGGGGTGCAGAAGAGGGGAAACGCGATACCCCATAGCCGGAACCCCCCTGGTCCCGAGGCGGGGGAATACAGGCGGCCGTTACGTAGCTTCTTTCGATCCCGCGCCGCCTACCGTTGCGGTCCGAGGGACCGAACGCCCGTAGAGGGCCAACACACTCGCCAGCTCGACGGATTTCCCGACCGTCGGCACCCGTGACTCGTGCTTGTGCGCTTTGCGAGGGGGGTACGTCAATGCATAACGCGTTATGCACCTTTGTAAGAAAGGGCATGCTGCCCCCGCCTCGAGGGCTAGACTCGGGCTAATGGCGTGCTAGGGGCTCGGCTCCGCCATGCGACGGGCGGGCGCTCGAGGGGGCGACGATGGATGCTCGGCCGCCCCGACACACCGAGTCAAACCCTCGAGTGGCCCGCCATGCTGTTCCGATTCGGGGCGGTCCTAATGGTGGCGCTCGGGGCGGTAGCGGCGGAGGGGGCGACGCTCCGCGGCGTGCTCGGCGACGCGCAAGAGGCAGTCGGTATCCGACCGGCGCCGGCGTTTGCGCATTTTGCCGCCCATCTTACCGGGGCGGCGGGCGCCGTGGTGTCGCCTATCGAGCCGACCTCGGCGGCCGCGGTTGCCTTGGGCGCGATTGACTCGAGCATGGCGCCCTTAGGGCCGATCTTTTTGGATCATGCGCGCACCCTCGGCGCCGGCGTGTGGAATGTAAACGCCGTCGCGATGCAGTCGTTAGGCGACGGCGTGCTTGACGGGCAAGGGCTCGGCGAGCTCGGCACCGGGGCGGGGCGTACCATTCTGAAACGCACGCCGACGGGGCACGGGCCGCCGCTCGAGGCAGTCGCCTTGCGGTACGACCTCGACTTGCGCTTGCGCGCCCTTGCGGTTGCCGTGTCGCGCGGCATTACCGACGACGTCGACGTAAGCGTGCTTCTCCCGATTGTCAGCTCGGCGCTCGACTGCACGGTTAGCGCCGGCGGCCGCTCGGGTGCCGTGCATACGGGCTCGGTCGGCGTCGGTGACCTCGACGTCCGGGTTAAGTATGCGCTTCCCTTACCGAGCCCGCTCTACGGGGCCGCCACCTTAGACGCCGTCTTTCCGACCGGCGACGAGGCGCAAGCCCACGGCACCGGCGACTATTGGGGCACGACGGCGGCGGATTTCTCGGTAGGTAACCACCGGCTCGAGGCAAACGTGCACCTCGGCGCCGCGGTAGATCTATCCGACGCCCGCCAAAGTCATGCGGTCTACGGTCTATCGGGCTCGGCGCTCGTGTGGCCGCGCCATCTTGCCGCCGTCGTGGAGTTTTTGGGCTCGAGCGCCTTTGTACCGTCGCGCTCGGTGCCCGATACGCAAACGCTTGTCTTGACGCATGGAAGCGTCGCAAGCGGGCCGCTCCTCGGGGTCGATTGGGTCGATCGCCTAGACCGCTTCAATTTGAGCTTCGGTATTCGCGTGCCTGTTGGAGCGCATGCAATGCTCTTTGCTTCCGGCTTACTTCCCTTGAATCGTGGCAGCGGGCTCCGGCCCGCCGGGGTGACGCCGGCGGTCGGCGTCGGCGGCACATGGTAGCGATGGCGGCGGCGCTCATGCTTGCGAGCGCGACGGCCCCTCGAGCCCTCGTGCCAACCAAGCGGGCGGCGTGTCGCATTACGTGCGCCGGTGGCGTTGCCGGCCCGCCGGGGCCGCCCGGGCTCGACGGGCCGCCCGGGGCCGCTGGCTCGGCGGGGCCACCGGGAGCGCCGGGGCCGCTGGGGCCGCCGGGCCAGCTCGGCCCGCCGGGGCCGCCCGGGCCACCGGGGCCGGGAACGACCGTCATAACGGCGCGCACGGTCGAGCGCTCGGTACTCCGCCCCGGCGTTAATGAGCCCCTTACCGTCGAGTCGGAATGCGTGCCCGGCGAGCAAGTCATAGGCGGCGGCGTACGGGTAGCGGCAACCGACGCGGGCGACGAGGCGCAGATGCATCTACAGGAAAGTGGCCCGACCGACGTCGGATGGCTCGGGCGTGCCGCGGCGACGAGCCGCTTTGCCCCGGGTAGCTCGCTCACGGTTACGACGACGGTTTTTTGCCTCGAGGTGGCACCATGACAGTCGGCGAGCTGCTCATGTACGGCGGCGCGCTCGTCGTCATTATCGGCGGCGGCGCCTTTCTGCACGCATGGTGGAAAGCGGGCCGCACCTTGCCGCCGATTGACCGGCCGAAAAATGGCGAGTGGCCGAAATGATTCAGCGCAAATATTTTTTCGATAGCGTACGCGCGTCGCTCTTTAGCGGGCACATGACGCAAAGCCAGGTCGACGGTATGTCGGCAATGCTCGACTTCGCCGAGTCGGTCGGGTGCGATGATAGGCACCTCGCCTATATTCTCGGGACTACGTTTCACGAGACGGCGCAAACCATGCAACCGATAAGCGAATACGGGAAAGGCAAAGGCATGCCGTACGGCGTGCCCGACCCCGAGACGGGGCAAACGTATTACGGGCGCGGCTTTGTGCAGCTCACTTGGCGCGACAATTACGAGGCGCAAGATAAGAAGCTCGGGCTCGGGGGCGCGCTCGTCGCCGACGCCGATCTGGCGCTCGACCTCGGCATAGCGCTCAAGGTGATTTTCGGCGGCATGTACGACGGTGACTTTACCGGCGTCGGCTTGCCGAAATATATTACGTGCGTCGATACCGAAACCGATACGACCGATTACTACAACGCCCGCAAAATTGTGAATGGGCTCGATTGCGCGAGCATGATTCAGGGATACGCGCAGCTCTTTACGAACGCGATAACGCACGCCGCGACGACGGCGGCTTGAACGGAGGGTTTCCGAATGGCCCGCACCCCCGAGGAAGAGGAAACCGAGCACCTCCCGCCCGACGACGAGGAGCACGACGAGGAGAAGAGCGCCGAGGAGCCCCCGCCGCCCGTGGGGCCGCCGGCCCCCGAGGAGCCGAAGCCATAGGTGGCGTTTCTCTCGAGTAGCTCGCTCGCCGAGCGCCCCGACCCGCGCACCAAGGCCGGGCAACCGTTGCCGGGCGTCACAGAATGGGATTGCCCGCGCAACGGCGTGCACGTCGTCGAGGTGCACTATACCGCCGACCCGGCGAAGCGCGACCCGCAATGGAAGCGCGAGGCGCAACGCGGCATGCCGCCGCGGGGATGGGCGCGCGAATTCGAGATTACGTGGGATCTGGGCGGCGGCGATCCCATGTTGCCCGAGTACGTGCCCGCCCTCATGCGCCGCGAGATTCGCACCAATCAGTCGGGGCGGATTTTGCGAGGATGGGATTTCGGGCAAGTCTGCCCCGTCACCATCTTCGCGCAAGTCGACGCCTGGGGCCGGCTCCTCGTGCTCGGCGAGCTGGTGATGGAGCACGCCTCGCTGACGGCGCAGATCGAGGCGACCAAGGCGATGACGCTCGAGCTCATGGGCGCCGCGGGGCCGAGCTACGACGCCGGCGACCCCGAGGCGCTGCACGAGATGGAGCTAGGCTCCATCCGGCGCGAGCTCTTGAAGGCGGGCATCGTCTTGCAGACCTTCGGCACGATGAGCGGCACGGCGCGGAGCTATGACCAGCTCCGCCAACGCATGCTGCGGCGGGTGATGGTGCCCGGCGAGCCCGAGCCCTCGCCCGCGTTTCTCGTATCGCCTCGGTGCCCCATCCTGCATAGTGCGCTCGCCGGTGGCTTTGCGCGGCACCCGAAAACGGGCAAGCCGATGCCGACCCATCCGTACAAAGACGTCGTCGACGCGCTTAGGTACTTAAACGAAAACCTCATGGGCGCCACCTCGGATTGGATGGCGAAAATGCAGGCAATCGCCAAGGCCGACTTGGCTTGGTAGGCACGCCGCCGGTTTTGTGTTAGGCGGCCCCGTCCGATGGCGCGTAAGGCTCGGGCCGCCGCGGATAAAGCCGACGTCACGCCGCTCTCGCCCGCTCGAGGCGCGCCGGCGGAAAACTTAGCCCTCGACCCCGAGATAGCTGCTCGGGTCAAGGATGAGCTGTGCCCGCTTATCCGCTCGACCCGCAATGAGCGGCAAGTGTTACGCGACCGGTGGCTACGCTATTACCGGATTTGGGGCTTGCGGCACGATATCCAAGGTTACAAGGGTCGCACAAATACGTATTTTCCAATCGGGCGCCGGTGGATAGAGCAATGGGTAACCCGGATTAAGCGCGATCTATTCCCCGATAATGATTGGTTTGCGTGCCGCGCCTTGCGCGAAGAGTTTGAGGCACGGGTGCCCGCTAAGGTCGCGCTCCAAAAGTATTGGATGCGCCGCTATATGCGGCTTAGGCGCCATGCGTTGCCGTTCCTAAGACAGCTCGTGATGTACGGTACCTCGCCAGTGCGCAACGTTTGGCGTTGCCTCGAGCACGAGCAACCGGCGCTGCAAGACGTGCTCGACGACTTGGGCGAGCCCTCGGGTAAGACGGTCGAGCGCATAGAGAAAGTCGCCGATTTCCTCGGCCCGACATTCGAGCCGGTCGACCTCTTCGCGTTCTATGTCTGGCCCGTAACCGCCGACGGGCTCGAGTCGGCAACGCTCGTTTTCGAGGATCGGTGCGTTGCTCGCGCGCACGTCGAGGCGCTCGCCGCAAAGCCGCTCGACCCGGATAACCCGAAAGCCGGCAACGTCTACGAGTTTGTGCCCGAGCTGCTCGAGCTATACGCCTCGGCGATTTCGTCGCGTGGCTCCTCGAGTAGCGGCGCCAAATTCGACGCGCTCGCCTTGCGCCTCGCCGACAAGGGCTTTACCGCCCCGCTCGACCAAAACCTACCGACGGCGCTCCGCCCGCTCGACTTGACCGAGTGTAGTTGGATGGTCGACCTCGAGGGCGACGGCGTGCAACGCTATCTCGTAACCCTCGGCGCCGATACCATACCGCTCCGGGTGCAGCGCCGCCCATTTTGGTTTTCGGGCACGCAATGGCTTGCCGGGCGCTTTGTCGAGGTGCCCGAGGAGTTTTACGGGCGCGGCTTGCCCGAGCTGTTTGATTACCTGCAATATTTCGTAAACGACCTCGGCAACCAATCGGGCGACGCATTCGTTTGGTCGACCAATCCTATAGCCGTTGTCGATATCGGCGCCGTGCAAGACCCGACGTCGCTACGCATGACGCCGGGCGCAAAGTGGCTAGCCAATCCCGCCGGCGTGCAGTTTACGACGCCGCCGCAAGGCGCCGCGCAAGCCGGCTTTGACGCGGTGACCGGCTTTCTCGGCATGGCGGATAACTTGGTGGCGCCGACGCCGGCGCGCCCCATGGTGCCCGGGCAGCAGTCGGGGCCGCAAGATTCGGCGGGCTTGGCGGCGCAGCTCGCCGATAGCGCCGTCGACCTCCGCGCGATTGTCGAAAACCTCGAGGATGAGGTTATGGTGCCGCTCCTCGAGCGCTCCGACATTCTTTCGCAGCAATGCCTAGACCGAGACATAATTCTTAAGGTCGCCGGGCAAAACGGCGTCGAGCTGCTCGAGCACCCGATTACCGTTGCCGACTTGGTCGGTGAGTATGAATGGGAATGGCTCGGCACGACGTCGGCGCTTAACCAGCAAGTACGGGCGCAACAGATGGTGCAAGGGATTGCGCTCCTCGTGCAGCTACCGCCCGACCAAATCGCCGCCGAGGGCTTGGTAGTCGATTGGCGCTATATCGTCGAGCAATATTGGAGCCTCGGGCTCGGGCTTCCGAATCCCGACCGAGTGTTTAAAAACGCCGGCCCCAAAGAGGCGCAAGATTGGCGCTACGAGAACGCGCTTGCCCGCGTCAATCGCGCCGACGAGCTACAGGTATCGCCCGCCGATGACCACTTGGCCCATGTGCAGGGGCACCAAAGCGCGCTCGAGCATGGCGTGCTTACCGACGACGCGCACGCCGCGATGACCAAGCATGTGCAAGATCATATTAGCTTTGCCGTCGCCGCCGAGGTGCAACGGTTGCAAGCGGCAATGGCGGCCGCCGCCGGCCCCCCCGGCGGCCCTCCCGGGCTCGGCCCTCCGCCGCCCGGTGGCATGCCTCCGCCGCCGGGCGCTCCGGGGCCGCTCGGGCCGCCGCCGATGGGCGGGCCGCCGCCCGGGCCGATGGGGCCGCCCCCGGGGCCGCCGGTCGGGCCGCCCATTATGCCGGTGCCCGGCGGCGGCCCGATACCGCCGGCGCCCGTGATTCCTAAGCCACCGGCGGCGATTGTGCCCCCGGCGCCGCTCGGCGGCGGCTACGTGCCCGGCGTCGCTCGCCGCGGCGTGAACGAGCTGGCCCGCCAAGTCGGCGGCCGCCCCAAACTCCCGAAACCGCATAGCGACGCCCGGGATAGGGCGAAAGCGCTAATGGGTATCCGGCAACCGTCGCCGCTCGGCCCCGGGCGTATCGGGTCGACGCGCAACATTTCCGACCTATTCCGCCGCTTGCCGCGGCTTCCGAGGTAGCCATGGCGAATTGGATTCAGGGCGCAATCAAACGCCCGGGCGCGTTTAAGGCGAAAGCGAAAGCCGCGGGCAAGTCGACCGGGGCGTACGCCTCGCAGGTCTTGAAAGAGGGCAGCACGGCGTCGACCCGTACCAAGCGGCAAGCGGCGCTCGCGAAAACGCTCTCGAAGATCCGGAGCGGCAAGGCGAAGTTTCTCCTGCCGCTCGTGCTCGCCGCCGGCGTCGCGCATGCGGCGACCAAGCCATGCCCGAGCGGCGCCTTTTCCGCCGCGGCGTTGACGGCAACCGGCCCGACCACCGACGTCGTGCTCGCCCGTGGCGCCCCGGCGCTCGTCGTGCAGACCATCCGCACCGCGGGCACGGCAACCGTCGCGCTCGAGATATCGTGCGACTCGACGAATTGGGCAGCCGTTACGGGCGGCACCATGACGGTCGACGGCACGACGACGTCACAAGCCGTGTCGCTTTCCAATCCGGCGTGTACCTACCGGGCGAACGTGACGGCGTGCGCCTCGTGCAGCGTCACGGTCTTGTATGCGTGCGCTGGCCCGTAGCGCCGCCGCCGCGGTGTTTGTCTTCGCGCTCGAGCTTGGCGCCCTCGGCCAGACTCGCTTGGCGTGTGGCCCCGCCGTCGCGACATGCGGCCCGGCGATTGTTGAAGTGGGGGCGAGCACCGCGGGGTCGTCATGGGTTTCGAGCATGCTGGCTGTCTGGTTTCTCGACGAGGTATCGGGAACGCGCGTCAACGCTCAGGGCACCACCTCACGCGATCTTACCAACGTCACCGGTACCGATCCCACCTCGTCGACCGACGCCAAGCAGGGGCCGCGCTCGGCCGTCTTTGCAGGGAATCAGGCGCGGTGGACGAATGACACATTTCCCGCCCTCGTGTCGCCGATCACGGCCGGGTGTTGGGTAAAGGGTGCACTCACGGGTAACAACTCTTTTATGATGCATGATTACCAAACCGCCGCCGGGAGCTTCAAGCTCATGCGGAATATCAACGGCTACGAATTCGACGTGTACGACGCGAGCGCCACGTTGCATTGGTGTGGCGGCATTGCGGCCGGGAATACGTGGGCGCATGTCGTCGGTACGGTTGTCTCGGGCGATACGGTGAAGACGTATATCAATGGGCTGCAGGGCTGTACGACGCCCATGGGCACGTCGGCGGCGCGGAATCAGGTACTCTATCTCGGTGAAAACAATATATGGAGCGGCCAGCTTGACGAGTGTTTTGTGACCGATCAGCTCCTGAGTCCCGCGGCGATTTGCCGCCTCTGCTCATGCGGTATGGATGGCGCCCTCTGTATGTGTGCGGGTGCCAGCTTTGTCACCAAGGGACGCAACGCGAGCGAGTGTAATAGCTGTGCCCTCCCGGCGAATTGCTCGGCGGCGACGCCGCCGTAAAGAGGGGATATGCCATGAGCCCGGGTCGCATTTTCGACGTCGTCGCAATCGTGTGCTTCGCTATCTCGACGGTACCATGGCCCCCGCAGCCGCCCGTCAATCTCACAAGCCTGGGCTTGGTCTTTTTCACCCTCGGGCATTTGTTCCCATAACCGGCGGGCTTGACTCGCGCTATTGGTGGGCTAAGGCGTTCCGGCCCGATGGCACGCAAGCAGCTCGTGCCGCCGGGTTTGAAGCGCGGCGGCCGCGGAAAAGCCCCCCCGGTGCCGCCCGCCGCAAACGGCAAGAGTAACGGCAAGGCGCCGCTTGTCGCCGCCAAGGGCCGCGGCGCTGCAAAGGGCGCCCCGCTCCCGTCGCCCCCGCCGCGCAAGCGTACCGCGCCGGCCATGCCGCTCCCGACGGGGAACCCGACGCCCGTCATGCGCGCCCCGGCGGTTGCCGTGCATATCATGCCGCCCGGGCTCGACGAGGCGATGGCCGGGCCGGCGCTTTCCGCGGGCGTCGGCGGCAATCCCGCTCGGCGTGCCGCGGCCCGTGCGATGCGTGGGGGCCGCGTCGCGTTTTAGCCATGAAAAAGCCCACGCATGACACGGTTTACTATCACAAAGGCGGCAAGTGGCATCCGACGCTTATCGGGCCGCACGAGGTCAAGAGCACGCTTCAGGCGTTGCACCGCGCCGGGTATCACGCCGTACCCGGGCGCCGCAGTATCGGGCCACCGGAAGGGCCGCCGAGGATGGGCGGCGGTAAGCGGCGCCGGTAATGACTGACCCCGAGCTAATCCCTATCGACGAGGCGGAGCTAAAGGCGTTGACGTCGGCATTGCGCGCGACGTCGTACGCCGAGCACCTCGAGCGCTACGTGCGCGAGCGCGTCGCCTATCTCCTCGACGATAGCGTTACCGACCCATACGTAGCCATGAAACGCCGCGGGCAAGTCGAGGAGCTATCGCACCTCTTGCGCCCGGCATTCGTTCAAACCCTAGCGCTCCTCGGGCTCCGCGCTCGAGCCGAGCGCGACGCCGCTAGCTTGCGCGCCGGTGCCGAGCCCGCCCCGCCTCGGGATTGGTGGATAGATCCGCCCGACGTCGCAAGCGAGCATCCGGTGCCCTAATGCCCGACGCACCCGCACCCGCACCCCCCGAAACCCCGCCCGGCGCCGCGCCGGCCCCCGAGGTAGAAACGCCGCTCGAGGCGCCCGCCGCCCCGCCGGCACCCTCCGAGCTAGATACGCTCCGGGCCGAGCATGCGCGCATCCGAGAAGAGAACGCCGCCTTAAACGCGACGCTGCGCCTGTTAACCCCGGTGCCGCAAGCGGCGCCGCAACCGATGCAGCTCGTACGCCTCGCCCCCGAGCGCGCCCGCATGCTCGCGCAAACCCTCGGCGGCGGGTGGAATGAGCAAAACGTGCAAGAGCACGTTCCGATTTTCGCCGCGTTCCTTCAAGAGCTAGCGACGCCGATTCTTACCGGGCTCGAGGGAATGGCGGACGTCGTCGACCTCGTGCAAGCCCGGCAAGAGATACCCGACTACAAAACCTTTACCGAGGAAGTCGACCAGCTACGCGCCGAGTATCGGCAACGCGGGCAGACTATCACCCGCAAGCAAGCCGTCGCCGCCGTGCGGGCTCGGCGCATGGAAAGCCCCGAATACATGGACAAGGTGTTAGAGCAACGCGCCGCCGAGCGCGCCGCCGAGCAGCAACGCCGGGCCGCCGGGGCCGCCGCCGTCATTACCGAGGGCGGGGCGACCGTGCAGAAAGCCGGCCCGGAACCGACCAAGCAACCGCGGGCGCCGCAAACCAAAGAGGAGTTTGCCCGCCTATCGCTCGAGGAGAAACGCAAGGCGCTCGAGGGCGCTACGATCTAACGGGAGGAGGGCCGCGCCATGCCCGGCAGTACCTACAATTATTCCGACCCGGGGCTATCGACGTCGACAACGCTCGTTAACGACCTCGCCCCGCTTTGGCTACAGGATGAGCTGCTAGCCATCGCAGAAAAGCTGACCGTGTTTCAGGATATCGGCGACACGCCGACCATGCCCGAGGGCGAGGGCAAGACGTACTCGGCGCAGCGCTACGAGCGCTTGACGCTACCGGGCGCGCCGCTGACCGAGGGCATTACGCCCGACTCGACGCCGCTCGTCGTGAACAAGGTAACCGCCGTGCTCGAGCAATGGGGCATGGTCTGCTCGCTGACTGACGTCGCGATGATGACCACCAAGCATCCGGCGTTAACGGCGGCAAAGGATAGGCTCGGCAACGCCTCGGCCGAATTGCAGGATCGGGAAATACAAAAGACCCTCATGGGCGGCGGCGTCGTCGTATTCCCGGGCGGCAAGACGTCGAGGTCAACGCTCGCGTCGGGCGACGTACCGACAACCGATTTCGTTTCGGGTATCGTCGCCACGCTCCGCCAGCTCGGCGCACCGACCTTTTCCGGGTCGATGTACGCCGGCGTGATTGACCCCTATTCCGAGCAGGATCTAGCGAAAGATTCGACTTTCGTATCCTCGCACCAATACGCCGAGACAACCGCGCTCTTTAACGCCGAGATAGGACGGTGGCGCGGCGTACGGTGGAAGCGGAGCAATTTGCTTCCGATTCTCTCGGCGCTCGCAACCGGCGCCGGTGGCGTTTCCGCCGCGGCGTTGACGTCGCTTCCGACCGGCGACACGGGCTTTACGGCGGGCTCGAGCGTCAAGGTAACCGCGGCGCTCGCCGACCCGACAACCGGGCTCGATACGCGGCAGATAACGACTGCCACGGTAACCAATGCCGGGGCGTTCGACGTGCAGTTTACGATTTCGGCGACCGCACCCGCCGGGCGATACAATCTCTATGTGTCGCAGGAAGCGGGTACCGTGCCGCTCTACGCCGGTATCGTGACGTTCGCGGGCACCGGCGCGGCAACGTACAACGTCGCGAAAGCCTCGGGCGGCGTGTCGATTGCCGCCAATCCAAACGGCGCGCCCGCCGGCGCCGACCCGCCCGCCACCGGTACCGTGCACACCGGGTACATTTTCGGCAAGTCGGCCTTTGCCGTGCCCGCCCTCGGCTCGCGTACGCAGGCCACATTGACGCCGGCGACGGCAACCGACTCTGACCCGCTACAGCAGCGCCGCAAGGCCGGGTTTAAGTTTATGACCAAGACGTGCATTTTAAACACCGACTTCTTCCGGCGTTTCGAGTGCATGTCGGCATTTAACTAATGGCGCGGCCCCGGAAGTATCCGGCGACGGCGTCGGTGCCTAACATCGCACCGGCGTCGGCCGCGGCCGAGGTCGACGGGCCGCCGACGCCCGAGGAGCTAGAGGGGCTCGAGGCGGGCCAGCTCGTAAGTATCGCGCTCGAGTGGCCCCGCATGACCATTACCCCCGCCATGCTTACGGCGTTGAATGAGACATGGCGCGACGTCGTGCTTGCCGACGACGACGAGGGCAAGTCGCTCGCCCGGCGCATTGTCTCGAGGCTGCGGCGGTGCGGGCATGGCGAGCTGCACCCTGGCTGTGTGCGCGTCAAGCTCGACGTGCCCGTATTGAAGCGCGCCGACGGCCGCGGCGGCGTGTGGTTTGTCACGATAAACGAGCGAAAGTTTGTCGGCCCGTGCGAAGTATGGGAATGCGAGGCCCGTACCATCCTCGAGCTTGTGCACCGCTACCGGCAAGTCGAGGATAACCGCATGAGCGATGACCAGCACCTAATCGACCTCGACGGCGGCATGGCGGAGCGCGCTCGAGCGATTCAGCGGGCGTAATGGCGCAGCGTACGCCGAAATTCTCGGGCCAGCTCGTGAAAGTCACCGGCGAGGGCGAGCATGTGACGCTTGCTTTTACCGCGGGCACCGTGGACGAATTGCGCGCCGCCGTCGGCGTCGTCGGCGCCGTCGCCGCGGAGCGCATGAATGCAAACAACGCCGCGATACTCGACGCCGCCTCGACATTCGAGGAGCGGCAAGCGCAAGTTTACAGTAACGCCGTCGCGCAGCTCCGCCGCGAACTAGGCTTGTCGGCGCCCGGCGACGGAAACGGGGCGACACTAGAAACCCATGCCGACAATCCCGCAGGGCCGATACACTCGGCAGAGAATCCGTGACCTAGCGCTGAATCGAGCCGGTAACCGGGCGCTCGACGCCGACGCCGCGGATTTTCTGAGTCAGCACCTTTTCGAGCTGTATACGCTCGCCGACTGGCCCTTTCTCTACGTGTCGGCGCCGCTCACGATTACCGGCGCGACGGTCGACTTGCCCGACGATTTCGTGTCGATTCAGGATGACCATGGCATGCAGATTTTAGCCATTGACGGGCAACCGACGGCTAACACATTCGTCGCCGAGCTATCGCCCGAGGAGCTAGCGGCGCGCTCGGGGCCGGGCATGCAAAGCGGGGCGCCGCCGAGCTTCTACGCGATATCGCGCAGCGCCATGCAAGCAAGCTTTTCGCCCGACCCCTCGGGCCATTCGCTCGACGCGCTCGTGCGCTATCGGCGCTTGCCGCCCGAGCCCTTGCCCGCCGACGAGCCCGACGACGTGCCCGTTTTCCCGTATCACAATTATTTGGTGCAAGCCGTGTTTGTGTTTGCGCTCGAGCACGAGCGCGACCCTCGAGCGCAGCAAGAGGCAGCGAACCGCGAGATGCTCTTAGCGTCGATTCGCCGCGGGCAAGCACCCTTGCGCTCGCAGCGTTCCGATATCCCGCTCGACCCGCTCGTTTTTCGCACGCCATACCGAGGATGGTAGAGAATGCCCGGCGCCCCCGATAGAGAGCACGTAATCCCGGTGCGGAAATTCGCGGGCACCATCTTGTCGGTTGACCCCGCCTTTGTGCCGCTCGGGTTTCTCGCGAGCTGCAATAATTGGATTCCTGACCCGACGTACGTGCTAACGAAGCGGCGGGGGTCGATGCAATGGCAGCAGCTCCCGGGTACCGTCGAAGATGTCGATACGCTCGCCTATAACCTCGGCTCGGATGGGCATCGCTATCTCTTCGCGATGGTCTGCGCTGGCACCCCCGGCGGTGATACGCTCTACGTCTCGGTCGACGACGGCACCTTTACCGCCGTGACCAATGGTACATTTGCCACGCAAAGCGAGCGCTACGCGATGGCTGCCGTCGGCGATACCATGTACGTCGGGAACGATAGCGACCCGATGAAATATATTCACCTCGCCGACGCCGCGGTGGATTTGGTGCCGATGGGACTTGCCGACGATACCGGGCAGACCGCCACCTGCCTCGACGATCCAAACTCCAATCTGCTTGCCGGCGTCTACTCCTACCGCTGGGGCATCTACGACGGCACCAACAAAAAGTGGGTCAAGCTCGGGAACGTGCGCACCATCTTGACGCCGGCGGCAAGCCGGGTGCGGATTCAGTTCCGGCCGCCGACGGGCGGGCTGACCACTGGGCAAACGTGGCATCTCTTTGTTGCCGGCGTCGACCAGATGATCGAAGGGGCGCATGATCAGCTCCCTCACGGCGTCGCCGCGGGCAGCTCGGATATTTTCGCGCTCTACGACGACCCGACGGTCGATACGACGGTCGTCCCTATCCCGTCGACGGTGCAGCGCCACGGGTCGCACCTCTGTGTACACCGCGGGTGCGTCTACGGGGCCGGCGGCAGTGGCTCGGAGAACCGGCGCGTATGGGCGACCTCGGTGCTCATTCCCGGGCTCGAGCAAACGAGCCTCGACCAAGGCGTGTTCTTTCCGGCGACGGCATTGACACGCGACCTCGGCGACAAGGTGACGGGGCTTGCCGTCGTGCCGCAGTCGTCGGGCTCTATGCAGCCAAGCGCCCCGCTTGCCATCTTTACGCCCGTATCGACCTGGCTCTGGCAAGGCGACTTGTCGAGCGATGACCCCGGAGCGAGCTTGACGCAGATATCGGCGGAGATTGGCTGCCCGAGCGATCGGTCAATCGTCGCCACGCCGGTCGGCGTGATCTTCTGTGGCAAGCGGAGCGTCTACCTCTTAAGCCCCGCGGCCGCCGAGCCCCGCGATATCGGATGGCCCATTGAAAGCGCTATCCGAAACATACCCGACGAGTCGCGCGAGCTGTCATGGGCGGTTTTCCACCGGGGGTTTTACAAGCTCGCGATAGCGCAAGCGGGCCAGGTCACGCCGACGGCGCAATGGTGGCTCGACCTCCGCCACGGGCTTAGCGACCCGCCGGCATGGTGGGGGCCGCATACGACGCCGGCGTACACGGCAAGCGTGCGGGTGCAGAATCACCCCGCGGAGGATGACCGGCAATGGGCGGCCCTCGGCGCCGGGCAGATATTGCTGCTCGATCAGGCGGGGCACTACGTCGAGGATGGGGTGCCGCCGGTGCCGATACAGTCGCGCATGGTGACCGCATACCTCGACGACGGCGCGCCCCTCACACCAAAGCTTGCCAAGCGGGCGCGCGTCGTCGGCCGGGTCGATACGACGACCTCCGTTACCGTGACGATCACGGGCGACGAGGCGCGTTCGGCAACGGGGATTCTGCCGCTGCATGGGAGCATGGGCGGCGAGTGGAATCTTTCCGATTGGAACGTGGCAGATTGGGTTGTCTCCGCGCTCGACCTCGCCGAGTTTGAATTGCCGGTGCCCGAGATTCGCGCCCGAGCCTTCCAAGCGATTCTCGAGCATACCGACCCGCTCCGCGTCGATCTGCGCGATTTCGAGTTGCGCGTGCAACCGTCGGCCCGGGAGACGCGCTAAAATGGCGCAGATCACCCGACCGTCGAAAGAGGGCGGCGCGACGACGTACCAGGGCAAGGTCGCCGCCGGGTATACCAAGATTCTCGCCTCGGAAGTCGACGCGGATTTAGACAAGATCTACTCGGCGTGGAATACCGGCGTGGACGGCTCGAATATTCAGCCGGGGTCGATCACGGGCGGCATGCTCGCCCCGGGCGCCGTCGGCACGCGCGAGCTCGCCGACGGCGGCGTGCAAACGGTTGATATTGGCGCGCAGCAAGTCACGCTCGCCAAGCTCGCGCCCGAGGTCACGACGGCGGGCGGCGACTTGAGCGGTACGTATCCAAACCCGGCTCTCGGCGTCGTGCAAAGCGGAATGGTACAGGTCAAATCCCGCGGGGCCGTCGCGGCTGGCGCGGCGTTTACCGAGCTTCGCGGGAATTTCGTCACCGACAATGCCTTCGATAATACCAAGCCCACATGGATGGCGCGCGTTAATTACGGGAACGATGCGTTTGAAATCTGGCGCGCCCCGGCGCCGGGCACTACGTTTGCGTCGCCCTTTTCGGTGCGTGGGAGTGACGGCAAAACGGCGTGCACACTCGCTGATATTTCGGTCCTCAAGCAGATGCTTGCAGTCGGAGCCTCGGCGTACGATTACCACGCCTTCACGGTGACCGGCCCGCTGGGGCTCACGCTCAATTCAGAGGCGCTCTGCGTGGAAGGGACGTTCGTGTCGCGATCCGGCCCATTTCTCATGCTTGCCGTGTTGAGCGGGCATGTCGGGGTCGCGTCATCGGCTCCGAATAACTCGTTGACCGCACGTATCCGAGTCGACGGTACCGCGGGCGTGCCGACCGATGGCGCGATCTATTCGACGCAATCGGTTGCGCAGTTGACGACCGGGACGGGCGTCGCGGTTGTGCCGTTTGGCCTGACGTCGCTTGCCGGTGGTACCGGCCTCTCTGTCGGCTCGCATCGGGTGAAGATCACTTGCACGCTCGGGGGCCAAGCCGTCGCGAGTACTGCCATTGATACGGGTACGCTGATTGTGCTTGAGCTGTCATGATCGTACGCCGCGCCATCTTTGCCGACGTGCCCGCGATTCGCATTGCGTTCGGGCACCTCGTCGCCGAGCTCGAGGCGCACCGGCTCGTGCCGTACCCGGAGCATGACGCGCAAACGCTCGACGATTTTACCGTGCACATTGCGGGCCGGGTGCAGGTCGACCCCCGCTTGCTGCTCTACGTCGCGCTCGAGGATGATACCCGCGCGTTGCTTGGATTTCTCGGCGGCGAGGTATCCGAGCGCGTCCTAGGGTACCCGACGCGCTTTGGCGCCGCCCATTGGCTCTACGTCGCCCCCGGCGCCCGGGGGCGCGGCGTCGCCCGGGCGCTCGTCCGCACCGCATGCGTCGATCTGGCGGCCATGGGCATTACGCACGTCGAGCTGGCGTCCCTCACGGGCGACGAGCAATGGCTGAAACGCGGCTGGTACCCCTACCTCGTGCATTTCGTCTTGCCGCTCGAGGCGGTCGTCGCCGGGGCCGCCGAGCGGCCCGTGCTCGAGCCGGCGCCGGCGCTCGAGGTGCCCGCAGCCGAGATAGCCCCGCCGCTCGAGGCGTCGGCAAATGGGAATGGCGCCACGCCGCATCCGGCGCCGATGCGGCGCAAGCGGCGTAAACGGGCGCGGCGTCGGGCGCCGACGGTAGCCAAGGCGGAGCCATGCGCCTAGTGCGCCACGCGACACCGCGCGACGTCGGCGCGCTCGTCGAGATGCTCGGGGCGCTGCTTGCCGAGCACCAAGTGCGGCACCCCGACACCTATCCGCGAACCGACCCGGTTTCGGGCGCCGCGTTCTATGGGGCGGAATGGGGCCGGCGCCTCGGTACCGACCCCGCATGCAACGTGTGGCTCGCCGCCGACCGCGACGTGCGGGGCTTTCTGGCGGGCGAGGTGTGGACGCGGCCGGTTGGCGAGCCACCGTCGGCTTTCTTCGTCGAATGGGTATACGTCGTACCCGAGCATCGCAATACCGGGATTTCCCGCGCCCTCTTTCGAGATGGCTTGCTGCCCTATTGTCGGCGCCACGGTATCGACGTCGTCGAGGGCCGCACGGTACCCGGCGATACCCAATGGACGCGCCGAGGATGGGCGACCGTGGCATGCTCGGTCATGCGCGGCGTCGACGCGCTTACGCTCGACGTCGCCGAGCGCTCGGGCGATACGGTGCGCGAGGGGGCGAGGCAATGAGGTGCGATGATTCGAGGCGCTACCACCGGCGCTCTACTCCCGAGCGGGTGCGGTATTTCGGCAAGAACGAATCGAGCACCTCGATACAGTCGCCCTATGGCTCGCTCCCGACGACGGTCGCGGGGCGCATTAACCGCCAGCAACTAAGCCCGCTCTTAATGGGGCTCGGGCTCGGCACCGGGCCTCGAGCGCAGCGCCTACAGCAGCAGATCGAGAGCGGGCAAGCTCGAGGGCCGCTCGCCTCGGCGATTCAGCAGATACAGCAATACGCCCCCGGCGTGATTGGCGGCGCTACCGGAATCGGGCAACGGGTCGCACGGGAGGGTGAGCAAGCCGTCAACACCTTGCAGCAGTCGATTACCGGTGCACAGCAGATGATGCCTGAATGGATGGCGGCGACTCGGGAGGGCTTAGGTGCGTCGCGACAAGCGCTAACCAGCGCGCAAGACCTCGCAAACCAATACCAGGGAATGTTGCCGGGCTTGCAGCAGACGGCGGCGCAAGGCACCGCGGGCGCGCAAACGGCGCTCGACCTCGCCCGCGGCGCGGCGCAAGGGCCGCAGCTCGGCGCCTCGCAGCAAGCGCTCAATCTCGCGCAACGCTACGCGCAGCAAGCGGCGTCGCCGATCCAAGGCGAAGACCTCTACCAAGCCGCCGCCCGGCGGGTCATGCAGCAGGTACAGCCGGGGCTCGCCGCGCGCGGGCTCGAGGCGGGCGGCGCCGGCGCGCAAGCGCAGACGGAAGCGATGCGTGACTTGGCCTACAAATTCGCCGCCGACCAAGCGGCGAACCGGCAAGCGAGCTTGCAGGGGCTTACCGGCGCCGCGTCGAATCTCGGCAATCTGCAGCAGCAAGGGATTACCGGGCTCGAGGGCGCGTCGCAGGGCGTGCAGCAAGCGGCGCAAGGGCAAGCGGGGCTCGGGCAGTCGATGCTCCCGTATCTGCAGGCGTTGCAGCAAGGCGCGCAAGGGATCCAGGGCGCGGCGCAGCAAGGCGCGCAGATGGCGATGGCGGGGCCGCAGCTCGCCGGTATGCAGGCAAACGCCGTGCAGCAGCTCGGGCAAACCCTTATGCAGCAATACGGTTTGCCTATGCAGGCAACCGGGCAGCTTTTGAATATTCTGACCGGCGGTATGCAGCCAGGGTTACAGATGCTCGAGGCGACGCGCCCGATAGCGACGCCGTCGAGCAAAGGAACGCAGGTACTTTAAGCCATGGGCGATATGGCGTCGAGCTTAGGCCAGCTCGGTAGCGACGTCGGGCAAGCGACCGGCGTAAGCAATCTCGCCTCGGGTATATCCGACCTCTTTTCGGGCGGTAGCGAAACGCCGGCGCCGGGCGCCGCGGGTACGCCCGAGTTTGTCGGGCCGCCGTCGCCGGTACAAACGCCGGGTTTTCTTCAGGGCTTTGCGCAAGGGTTTGTCGGCATGCAACCGGGCAAGGGTGCGGATACGCCGATGGGCGCCGGGGGCGAGATTGGCTCCGGGCTCGGGCAATTCTTCCACCTTATCGACCAGCTTAAGCAGGGCGGCGTCGAGGGTACCGTAGGCACGCCGATGGTACAGCTCGCCGGGAAAAAGCTCCTCGGCACCGAGATGGCGCCCGGGTACCAGCAAGCGACGGCGCCACAAAGCGGGCTTATTCATAAGATCATTGCGGCGTACACGGGCGGCATAGTCGACTCAGGGCGCATGGGGCATATCTAAGCCATGGATTCGCCCGGGCTCGACATTCCAAAGCAGATTGCCGGTAACGTCGTCGGCGGGCTCGCCGCGCTTACCTCGATTAAGTCGGGCGGGCTCGCGAATTATTTTATCAACCGGCAACGCGCGCTTGCCGACCCGGGCTTTCGGGCGACGCTTGCGGGGTCGCCTTTTACCGCGGGGCAGTTTTTCGTAAGCGGCGGCCGCGGCGGCGTCGCGCAACCGGGCGCCGGTATGCCCGCACCG